GGCGCATATGGGCCAGCTGGTTATCGAAATTGATATTGAGCATTATCAGGGACCGGAAGACTTTTATCCGGTCGATACGGTGCCGCTGGCGGGGATCGACATCACCATCGACATGCCGGACGGTACGCCGCAGCCGGGCGTAAAAATAGACCTTCAGGAGTAATCATGTTTGTAAAACCGAAGGACGGGCTCAGCGTTCGCTGCCCTGTCAGGGGGGAGCCTTTGCCCAAAGATGGCGCGGAGGTACCTGATAATACGTTCTGGCGTCGCCGCCTGAAGGATGGCGACGTCAGTCTGGTACCGGAAAAGGGCGTTAAAAACGCCGTAAAAAAAGAGGGCGTAATTAAATGACCGTTCCATTTTCGCGAGTTCCCGGCAATTTACGTGTGCCGCTTTTTTATGTGGAGTTTGATAACTCCATGGCCAACACGGCGACGGCTACACAACGAACGCTGTTGATTGGTCAGATGCTGGCATCAGGCTCTGCACAGGAAAAAATCCCGGTAAAAGTTTCCTCTCCTAATGCAGTGGGTGAACTCACCGGAAAAGGCTCGATGCTGCATGGCATGATGACGGCGTATCAAAAAAACGATACTGCTGCGGAGGTCTGGATCCTTCCGCTGGCTGATGATGCGGATTCGATGGCAGTGGCAACTGGCAGTATCAAGGTTGCCACACAGGCGGCAGAAACTGGCGTTATCTCTCTTTATATTGCTGGCGTTCGCGTACAACTGACCGTACTGGCGACTGACACTCCGGCTCAGATTGCCACTGCGCTGGTCGCGGCGATTACCCGCAAAACGGAACTGCCGGTGACAGCTGCTGTAAAAGCCGATTCAACGGATACCGTGACACTGACGGCCAAAAATGCCGGGTTGCTGGGCAATGGTATTGATCTCAGGATGAATTATCTCGGTGTTCAGGGTGGTGAGGTGACGCCCGCGGGCCTGACACTCACCATCACGGGCATGAGCGGTGGCGCCGGCGCGCCGGATTTTGTTGATGCCCTGGGCAACCTTCAGGATAAGACCTTTGATTTTGTCATCAACCCTTATGATGACACCGCATCATTGGACGCCATCAGAGAATTTCTGAACGATGCAACCGGTCGCTGGGCATGGGATAAACAGCTTTATGGCCACGCATTCACCACCACCAACGGCACTTACGCCGAGCTAGGCACCAAAGGGGAAACCCGTAATAACCAGCATGAGTCACTGCTTGGCGTGTACCGCTCACCATCACCGCGTTATATCTGGGCGGCGGCACTGACAGGGGCCGCTGCACCCAGCCTGCGTAATGACCCCGGACGCCCGCTACAAAGTCTGCCTGTTTATGGCGTGCTGGCACCGGACCTGGCGGATCGCTTTGAGCTGACAGAGCGCAACAACCTGCTGTACAGCGGCATCTCCACTTACACCGTGGGTGATGACGGGACGGTGATGATTGAAAACCTGATTACCACCTACCAGAAAAACAGCTATGGCGACGAAGACGACAGTTACCTGCAGGTGGAAACACTCTTTAGCCTGATGTTTGTCACGCGATATCTCCGCACTGCAGTGACCAGTAAATTTGGTCGCATGAAGCTGGCCGCGGATGGCACGCGTTTTGCGCCGGGGGCGGCGATTGTGACGCCAAACATCATCAGAGCCGATCAGATCGCGGAATACCAGACGCTGGTCTTTAACGGCTACGCGCAGGACGCTGAGGCCTTCGCCAGAAACATTATCGTGGAGCAGAACAAAACAAATCCGAACCGCGTCGATGTGTTGTGGCCGGGAACGCTTATGAACCAGCTGCGCATCTTTGCGCTGCTTAACCAGTTCCGCCTGCAGGCTGAATCAACAGGAGCATAAAACATGGCTGGAGATACCACTAATCGCCTGGCAGGTACTGCTTATGTCACCGTAAACGGGGTGACCGTTATGGTGGAGGGCTCATTTAAGTATCAGACCTCCACTGTTAACCGTACCACGCTGACAGGCATGGACGGTGTGCATGGCTACAAAGAAAAGCCGGTTGCCCCGTATATTTCTGCCCGTCTTCGCGACAGCGGCGGTACCAACGTACTGGGTTTTAACAAACAGACGAACGTCAACGTGATCGCCGAGCTGGCGAACGGAAAGACTATTATCGGTCGCGCGCTATGGACGGTGAACGTTCAGGAAGTGGAAAGTGAAGATGCAGTGTTTGATGTTCGCTGGGAAGGCCGGGACGTAACGGAGAACTAAGATGGCAGAACTTGAACGCACCAAAGTCATTCCCCTCATCAAGCCTCTGGTCGATGAGGCGCAAAAAACACGCTATGAGCAACTGGAGCTGAAGGCGCCGACACTCAGCCAGGCCGAGCAGTTCTACGAAAAGCAGGCATCGTCCACTTCACTGGCGGCGATGCGCCTGCTGATCTCGCTGGTCGCGGATACGCGGGAAAGTGTCCTTCAGCCGATGGATTTTATAGACTTCCGAAAATGTGAGGATTTTTTGCTCGGTTTTTTGACCTGGAAGCCCTGACCGCCTGGCAGGAAACGGCCGCTGACGTCACATTTTATTTCCGCTGGACAGAAGACAGGGCATGGGGCATGACCTATGCCCGTCTGAAGTGGTGGGTATCGCAGGCCTCCCGTATCAATAAACTCAGGAATACCAAACCCGATGAGTAATTCTTTCGACTTTGAGCTGGTGGCCAGCGACCAGGCGACGGAAGCCATTGAACGTATCAATGAGGCTATCCGTGATCTGGAACCAAAGCTGGATAAAACCAAAGAGGGACTCCAGTTAGGAGGACAGGAGACTCTCGATGGATTGAACGGCTTTATTTCCCGCTTCGAAAATCTGTCCAAAAATGCCCGTGATAACGTGCAGTATATCGGGGATATGGTGCCGCCGCTGAAGATGGTCGGTGAGCTCTCCGGTAAGCTGGCATCGCTGGGTGTGGTTGGAGCGGCGGGATATGGGCTAAAACAGATTGCCTACGGTTTCCATGAGGCCTCAAGGGAAGCCTATAACCTCGATGTTGCCGCGAAAAATGCGGGTATGCGAGTGGACGATTTTTCCCGACTGTCCGGTGCCATGCGGATACTGGATGCTGATGGCGACAGTGCAAATTCCTCCATCGAGGGGATGGCTAAAAGCCTGAAGGAGGCCGCCAGCGGTGCCAACAGCCAGGTGCTCGGCGCATTGTCACAGATTGGCGTTCAGATCCAGAAAAACAACGATGGATCCGTTGATACACTGAGAACGCTGGAATCGATAGCGCGCGTTTTCCCGAGCCTGCGACCTGACCAGCAGAAGTCGGTTTCCGATGCCCTCGGGTTGACGCCGGAAATGCTGGCGTTGATGCGTGAAGGCGTACGGATGAAAGCATTGCTGGCTAAATCTGATGAACTTGGCCTGACAGTTGATCCGGAACTTAACCGGCAATTGTCCGAGGTTAACGGCTCCATGAATGAGCTGGGCGCAGCATGGGATGGGCTGAAAAACCGTTCGAAAAACTCTCTGTTTAAGGGATTGCTTTCCGATGGCTCGGTGAAAGACGGTCTTGAAGGTGTGACCGACTTGTTCACGAATGGCGATTTCACCGGGCTGTCGCATGCGCTGGGGTTTATCAGTAGCAAGGATGCCGGGAAGCTACGCCGCATTCAGGGTGATAAGGCGCTGTATAACACCCTTTCCCGGCGCGAGCGCGGAGCGGTGGATGCCGGCTTTATGACGGATGCCGTCCGGAAACGCTACGACGCGCAATATGGTGCCAGTGACAGAGCTGAACAACTCCGTAATGATTTGTCTGTCATCCTGCCAGCAGGTGCAGCAGCTCCACGCGGAGAGGTGAATTACAGCCAGCCATCTAACCAGGCACTGGGCCTCAGAAATAATAACCCGGGCAATCTCCGGATCGCGCCTAATGCGACCGGGGTGAATCGTGGTTTCGTCACTTATGACAACAGCAACGACGGGCTGGCGGCAATGGCCCGGCAACTGATGTTATATGGCGATCGTGGGAATAACACGCTTAACAGCGTGATCCACACTTATGCGCCACGCTCGGAAAATGATACGCAGTCCTATATCAATTCAGTATCGGCCGCGACAGGTATTCAGCCCCGGCAGCAGATGGATCTGCATAACCCGGAGGTGCTGAAGTCAGTCATGGCGGCCATGATTCAGCATGAGAATGGGGCGCAGCCATATTCTGAAGATGAGATACGTGCGGCAATTCAGACGGCTATCAGTGATCCGCGTTGGTCTGGTCTTCGTGACAGCCGTGTGCTCAGCCAGCAGAGAGAGAACATCCTCGTACCACAACCGGACAAGTTTGACAGTTCCTCAATCCTGACAGCTTCCGGTAATGGGAGAGATCCGGTCAGTGAAAACCTGACCCGGTCTCTCAAAGAGGCGATGGCCGACCAGAAAATGAAGCTGGAAATCACCCTGGTCAACGATAAGGGTGAGAAGAAAACCTATAACGTCGAGGATAACGGCAGAATAACAACCGCCATGAATTACTAACCCTATTAAACCGCCACCCTGGCGGTTTTTTAATTCAGGAGGCCTGATGGCAATTATCCAGGATGCAATAACTTCTCTGATGGGGGGAGGCGGTAGCGAGGACTGGTTGAGCCAACTACGTCCCGGCTCGTTTCGGGGCGTGCCTTTTGCTGTGGTGAACGAGGAAGGCAGTCATGGCCGGCGGCAGGCGGTTCATGAATATCCCTACCGTGATACTGCCTGGATTGAGGATATGGGGCGCGGGACACGGCGATTTATTATCCGCGGCTTTCTTGTTCAAAACAGCCTGGTTTATGGCGGCGGTGATGTTATTTCCCAGCGGCAGTCATTGATTGATGCCTGTGAAACCAGAGGAAGTGGCACGCTTATCCATCCCACTCTGGGGGAGATGACCGTTTCCATACCCGAGAACGGCTTACGACTCTCCGGCTCTGCCGAAAACGGCCGTTCGTTTGAATTTACTCTGATGGTAATTGAGTCGGGGTTAAAGGTCTTCGCTGTTACCGACAGCGCCGCCGCGGGGGATACCGTTGGCACCAACTATCTGAAGCTGGTCAGTACGGCAGTTGCCAGTACTCTCGCAAGAATTAAAAGCGAGATCCGTGGTGTGTCGCAGGGGATTCAGACTATCAAGGGAACCGTGACGTTCTGGACCAATATGGTGGATAACACCATCAGTGAAGTAACAAACGTCAGCAACGTGTTGAATTCTACGTTCGGTAATAATCGTTACGGGCGTTACAGCAAGGGGAGCGTGGGCGGGAGTTCGTCGGGTATTAACGGCAAGCGTGATGCCGATGACTCAGAAGCCTATCAGGCGTTGTCTGAACAGGTTTCCGCCCGGGCCGTAATGGACCGCCAGGGTGTACTGGATACAACCGCTGTACTGAGTGAATCTGTATCGGTCGATGAATTGGTTCAGGGCGTTGCCGATGTGATCAATCGAATACTGGCCAGTGCCGGCGGGGTAAGTGACAAAATTGCCGCGTTTGAAAAACTGGCGGCTTCAACCAGTACCGAATACCAGCGCTCCGAAAGCAGCCAGCAACTGGCTGGCACAATTAACACGCTGATCATTGTGCTGTGTACCGGGGCAATGACGAATGCTGCCGCCGATTATAACCCTACCAGCCGTAATGAGGCCGAAGACATCACGCAACGCGTAGCCGCGCAAATGGATACGGCGTTACTACTGGCGGGTGACCGTGGCGATGACGATCTCTACTCGGCACTGATGGGAGTGAGAACCGCTTTCCTGAATGCCATGGCTCAGATTTCATCCGGGCTGAGTGAGCTGATGCAAATCAATACGGCTGCGCCGGTTCCTGCTCTGGTACTGGCAAACCGACTCTATCAGGATGCCTCGCGTGCAAATGAACTCATACAGGAGGCCAGCGTTCCGCATCCTGCATTTATGCCGACGACGATGAAGGTGTTGAGACAATGAGTACGGACAACGATCAGGAGATCGTCTCTCTCACAGTGGGCGGGAAAATCATTGAGGGGTGGGATTCTGTGCGGGTGACCCGTGGCATTGAGCGTTTCCCCTCCGATTTTGACCTGGGGCTGATGGACTATTTTCCGGGCAGCGACCAGAAGCAACTGGTAAAGGAAGGAATGCCCTGTCAGGTAAAGCTCGGTAGCGATCTGGTCGTGACGGGTTATGTTGATGACTGGTCGCCTGCTATTTCCCGTTCGCGCCATGAGGTCAGAGCCTCAGGCCGTAGTAAGTGCGCAGATCTCGTGGATTGCTCCGCAGAATGGCCAAATAACGTCATTAATAACAGCAATGCGCTTGAGATAGCGTCCCGCCTCGCATCCCATTACAACATTCAGGTAAGTACAGACGTTGATGACCTGGTGAAAGTCCCACAATTTTCCCTGAACTGGGGGGAGTCACCGCAGGAAATTCTTGATCGTGTTTCCCGCTGGTCGGCATTGCTTTATTACGATCAGCCTGACGGAAACTTATTTCTGACCCGGGTGGGGACAGCGCGCGCAGCCAGCGGTATCGCTGAAGGGGTAAATATTGAACAGGCTTATTACCGCCGTTCGATGGCTGACCGCTTTTCTGATTATGTCGGCGTATCGATGAGCATCTCTCCGATAGCAGGATTTTCGCCGGATACGGCTTATGACTCTGTGACGCTGGCGACGGCACGCGATCCGGAGGCCGCCAGTATGCGTTACCGAAAACGGATCATTATTGTTGAAAGTACGCTGATGGCTTCCCAACAGGCACAGCGCGCTATTGACTGGGAGATGAACCGCCGATATGGCCGTTCCCGCCAGTTGACGGTGACGATTGACTCATGGCGCGATAAGTCCGGGAAATTATGGGAGCCAAACACTCTCACCCCGGTCAACATCCCCAGTCTTCAGCTGCCTGACACGGAAATGCTTATCGCTGAGGTGACTTATATCAGAGACAGTGACGGCACCCATGCACGACTTTATCTGATGCCGCCGGAGGCTTTCAGTGTCCAGCCGTACGCTTTCTATCAGCAAATACCCGGACTAAACCAATGAATCAAAATTTAAAGAAATCGGCCACGCGCATAGCCGGCATGCTGGGCATTGGCCGTATTACCACGCAGAAAGATAGCGGGGCTGTGCAGGAAATCCAGTACCAGACTCCGTTGGAAGTGGCCAGCGCCCCACGGCTCTCTGATTTTGGTTTTTCATCGGGGTTGCCGGCGGGATCGGATGTGGTCATTGCCTTCCTCGGCGGAGACCGCTCCAGTCCCGTCGTCATTGCTTCCAACCATCAAAGCTTCCGGTATACCGGGCTTAAGCCAGGCGAAACCGTAGTCTATAACCAGCAGGGGATGAATATTCATCTGACCGAGGCGGGAATTTTCATTGATGCAAAAGGCAAAGATGTAGAGATCAACAATGCCAGAAACATTACCGCGACGGCAACAGAGCAGGTAAAGCTGGTCGCACCAAAACTCCTGGTGACGGGTGACATCATCGATAACTGCGAGACGAATGCCACAACGTTAAAAGCGTTACGCGATGCTCACAATGATCATGACCATGACGTTAAGGAAGTTCAGTCCGGTGACAGCACCGTTACCAGTGAAAAAACAGAGAGTCAGGTATGAGTGATATTTCCTCATTCTGGGATGTGGATGCCATTCATGCTGACTGGCAAACCGGTAACGGCGTACTGACATCTGAGAATGATATGCACACGGCCATTATTATCAGTTTGTTTACTGACGGACTGGCGCGCGCTGATGATGATTATGAAGGAACTGACCGCCGCGGCTGGTGGGGGGATCTGGACAGCGACCTAAATATTGGCTCAAGGCTGTGGCTACTGCGGCGTGAAAAACTGACGCGCGAAGTGGCGATGAGAGCTGAAGATTACGCCGAAGAGGCTCTGGCCTGGATGAAGTCGGATGGTATTGCTGCAGCTATAGAGGCTCAGTCAGAGATTGTTTTCCCGAACAGGCTGAACCTCATCATCCGGTATTTGCCGCCGGCGGGGGACTGGCAGGAGTTCAAATTCTTCTGGCTATGGGAGCAACTGAATAATGCCATTTAAACGGAAAACACTGAGCGAACTGCGCGAAGAGAATCGCCAGTTTATGCAGGCAGAGCTTGAAAGCGTCGGCGCGCTGCTACGGTTTGGAAACCTTAAGGTGCTCGCTGATATGGATGCGGGCATGGCCCATCTGCACTATGCCTACCTGGATTATATTGCCCGTCAGAGCACGCCATTCACCTCTACCGATGAGTGGCTTGCAGGATGGATGGCACTTAAGCAGATATACCGAAAAGCCGCCACTGCGGCACGTTCTCCGGCAGCGACCGTTACCGGGACACCGGGTAAGACACTGTCAAAAGGGGCCGTATTAAACCGTGATGATGGTTACCAGTACACAACCGATAGCGCCATAACGATTAACACCGCTGGCAGTGCGACGGTCGCCGTAACAGCGGTTTTGCCGGATATTACAGACGATGTGACTGGAGGCGGGGCTTCCGGAAATGCCGATGCTGGCACCATTCTTACACTGGATGCTAATGCCCCCGGCATAGACAGCTCGGTTACGCTGATTGAGCCCGCCACCGGCGGCGCCAACATTGAAAGTGAAGAGGATTTCCGTTTACGTGGTCTGCTGGCATATCAGAATCCCCCGCAGGGCGGGAGTGACACTGATTATAAAAGCTGGGCTTTATCCGTGTCGGGGATCACCAGGGCATGGATACGGCGCCGGGGGATGGGGCCGGGTACCGTGGTGATTTACATCATGTGCGACGGCGATGATAAAACCAATCATGGATTCCCTGTAGGTACTGACGGTGTCTCTCAACTGGAAGAGTGGGGGGCGGTAAAAGCCACCGGGGATCAGGGGAGAGTTGCCGATTATATGTATCCGCTTGCGCCTGTTACCTCCCTTAACTATGTGTGTTCACCAATCCGGCGCGAAGTTAACTTTGATATAGCGGGTATACAGAGTGCTGACAGCACCGTTGTGCAGGCTATCAAAGATGCCATCAATGACCTGTTTTTTGATGAAGGTAACCCGGACGGAACGGGGAAAATTTATCTGTCAGATCTCAACCGGGTAATCAGCTCCGTAAGCGGCACAACAGGGTATTCGCTTGAGCAGCCGGCAGCTAATATTGTGCTGGCCATCGGGGAGCTTCCTGTTCTCGGGGAGGTGATATTCTCATGAGCCTGTATTCACAGGATGATTATGCACAGAGTTTACATTCCCTGTTACCAAACGGGCGCGCATGGCCACGCGAAAAAGGTAGCGTGCAGTATGCCGTACTGAAAGCGCTGGGGAGAGCGTTCGCCCGATCTGATTCGAGTGCTCAGGGGCTGATTACCGGGGCTTTCCCGTCTACGGCAACAATGATGCTTCCGGAATGGGAAAGTACGCTGGGATTACCTGATGACTGCTCTATCGGCGAAATAAGCAGTATTGGCGATCGACAGCGCGCGGTGGTGGCAAAATTTATCAGTAACGGCGGCCTGAACCGGGCCTACTATATCGGTGTTGCCGAAGCGCTGGGATATACCATCAAGATAACGCAGTTTCGCCCGGCAATGGCCGGAATGTCAGTGTGTGGAGATGCGCTGAACGGTGATGAATGGCCGTTTACGTGGTTAATTACTGCCCCTGAAACGACAATCAAATATACCGTAGCGGGTCAGGCTTATTGCGGCGATCCTTTGCGTGCCTGGGGCAATAAACAACTCGAATGCACACTTAGCAAAATAGCGCCTTCACACCTTAATCTGCTGTTCGGCTACGCCCAGTAACAGCCAACCCTCTTTTTCTGAAAACTATCGCTTAATGAAGTGAGGATACTCCATGCTCAAAATTAGTGATGTTGAGCCGTCAACAGCGCTTGATGGATTGTTTACCGACGGCAATGTTGCTGGTGGTATTTCGCCAACACGGCTTGTTGCTGCGTGGTTTAACGTGATTCAGACTGAACTGGTGAATGTTGTTGAGAGTTCCGGGATGGATCTAGACCCAGATGATTCGACACAGGTATTACAGGCGCTGACAAAAATGTTTCTCAGCCGCTCAAACCCGTTTGCTGATATTGCGGCGGATGGTTCAGAGGCAATTGCTCAGGCCCTCTCGAATCTTGGTATCGATACGGCATTGGCAGAAAAATCCGACCTTGCTACTGGCGTGTTGTCCAGTAGTGGATATATCAAAATCCCTATTTCAGTCAGCGGTAATTCCTCCACTTTGATTTTACAGTGGGGGACGTTCACCGGGAAAACCTCATCGTCTGCCGGTACCGATAATGTTTATGAAAACTCGTCGATTTATGTTACATGGCCGATTACGTTCCCAACGGGAGTTCTTCAGGTTATTACGGGAGGATCTTCTGATGTACCAGGCGCAGGCGTTCAGGAGATAGCCTGGAATTTAGCGAAAACTAATACGGGTGCCACCTTTGGTGTTTCTTGTCGTGAGGCTTCTGCCTCAATGTCTGGTTCTTATATTGCAATTGGATATTAAAGTGAAATTTTCAGTAACAACTCAATCATTCTTTGACGATTCATTAACGTATGGCGACAATCTACCGTCAGATGCGCAAGAAATAACCAGTGAAAAATACTCTGAACTGTTTGAGGCTGTAAATGCGAATAAGCATGTGTATCTATCAAATGGAGTAATGGTCATTTCAGAAGCCAGGCCAGACAAATATTATACCTGGAACTCTGAATCCAATTCCTGGGAGATGACGGCAGCGGCAGTAACACAAAAGGCATCTGATGAGGTAGCGGCTGCTGAAAATTATCGGTCCAAGCTAATTAGTTTTGCTAAAGACACCATCTCAGTATGGCAAACAGAGCTACTGCTGGGAACAATCAGCGACGACGATAAGGCTAGTCTGACGGAATGGATGGCTTACATTAAAGCGCTTCAGGTCGTGGACACCTCCGATCCTGAAAGCATCACATGGCCTACCGAGCCAACAATCAGTTAAGGACAAAAAAGCCCTTCGTATTACCGAAGGGCAAAATGATGATGCTTGCTACTGTCTCGCCTCTTATAACAAAGCGGCGCGCATACTAATGGTATAGCCATATAAAGTAAAGGGTTAAGGGGGAATATCAGCACGTTTGGCAAAAAAAATCCCTCACGGTCGGGAACCGGGAGGTAGAGAAATCTCTTTCAAGAAATCAATTTGTTGTGAATCAAGGCAAGTCTATACCCCCGGTGAGGTGAGTTCAATCTCTTTGGCTTAGCGGCTGTCCAGTTGTTGACTGGTGAGCTGTATGTTTTGTCCGGTAACCGTATACAAGAGTTACCGGCCAGGGGATTGATATTGCTTTTAAGCAGATTGATGCTATCGACACACAACCTATAGTATTATCAATCTTCTTAAAGATAATGGATTTAGATTAGTTGTATTTTGCCCAAAATTTCTTTCTGTTTAATCTTTTGAAGCCCTCTTTCCAGTAACTGGTCTCTAATTCTGATGCGTAAATTTTACCGGGGAACAGCCTTTCTTTTAAAGGTAGTTTTTTTGCCAGCATAATCCTTTCCGCGTTACCTCCAACCGATTCTGAATGAGTGAGTGACGACAATGCCTCAATTTGGTAGGTTGTTGGATTAGAGACTAATTGAAAGAATGGCTCAGACAGTGTTGTACTGTTTAACTCATCAATATTTTCTTTAATTAATAAAGGATGTAAATATTCGAAAAAAGCAATGATTCCTGACTGAAGTCGCTGTGCTTTATTTAAATAGCTAACCTCAGAATCACTGTTTTTTTCTCTTACGGGGATAATGCCGTCAGCAGTCTTTTTATAACCTATTGTGGAGCCTGTGTTGTCAGCCATAGCGAACTCCATCAGTTCAATGCCACCAGCAAAGAAAAGATCACATTTTTCTTGAGGTATACCGTAGTTCGCTAACCAACCAAACATTTTATTGTATATTGAGCGGTTATCATTTGCACCATGAAATGTTGCCAAATAAAATCCGTGTATATTCTTAGTAGCCCAGCCATCGCTAAGTGAGCGAGCGAAAACGGATTGTATATTCCCCATCCAGCCAACATCTATCAATGCAATATTTTTATGTTCACCACAAGCTTTTTTAAAATAACCAGAATACTCATTTCTATTTTGAGTGTTTTTTAATAAGATATTAGAAAATAGTTTATTTATTAGCCAGTGAACTTTATGTTCATCACCTTGTTTAGGTATATATTCCTCGTTGGGAAAACCAACGTTGTGTATATCTGAAATATATTTTTTGGCGTCTAATCCAGCTATAGAAAGAATTTTCTTTAGACTCTTTTTATTTTTACCGCCAAAAAGATGCCATATTCTATGCATTGGCCAGTCTGTCATACCTATCATATAAGAAGAGGCACGAGAAATATACACATATTCGCTTTCTATCTGATCGTCTGAAAAGTATTTGTTATAAATTTTGTAAATTAAGTGTGCGTCACGAGCAAGGAAAAGAGCTTTATCAATTTTATGGACTTTTAACTGGTTTGACATCCATGATATATAGCCTAAAAGTAAAGGCCCAAATACTTTAAAACCAATCTCAGTTAATGGATCTTTTGTGTAAAATGATGAGGTTTGTTTAAGTGATAAAGCTTTATATAATGATTCGCCAACAACATCTTTTGCTCTCCAATGAAAAGATGTGCCATGCTCGTATTCAGACCAGTCCGCTTGAATTGTATGGATTCCATGTTTTTTAGCATTACTTATATCAGAACGAGGATTATCTCCAACATGTAGCCAAGAATTTTGACGAGGTTTCTCACGTTCTTTTATAAGAGTATATAATTCCCCGCTATTTTTTGATGCGCGCATTTCTCCTGATGAGTATATGGGGATGTTATCAACATTATAGCCGCATGAAATTAACAATTCCTTTAAAATACTAGTTGGGAAATACATGTCGCTTATTATAATTATTTTTGAGCCATTTTTTACTGCTGCCTGAAATAGTTTATATCCTGAATTATTTTTATATAATACTGCTTTTTCAGTGCTGATTTCCAGTTGAATAAGTTGGTTGATAATTTCTTTTGAGATGCCAACGTTTAACTCTTTAATTTCATCATATATTTCAAAAATAGTAACTTCTGGTTCACCTCCGAATTTATTGACTCGTTTAGCTCTCGCTGAAACTTCGGCCTGGACCCTCATTTCAGCGAAGTTATCTATTATTTCTTCATGGCCAGATAATAAAATATTAGAATTATTGGCTATTTCAATTTGCATTAGTGAGAAAAGATCTGCTGGGCGATATATTCTCCTGCTAACTAATGTGTCAAATATATCAAAGCTTACCGTGTCATATTTTTCTATATTCATTTTATTTTCTTTCATTTAATTTGTTTTCAATGTTGGATAGTTTATATACCATATTGCTATTAGTTAGGTTTGATAGGAGTGTGTTTAATAGCGTAGAGTTTTTGCTATCTCTCATCATATTGTTAATCATTAATCTATAATCAATCTCACATTCTTCTCTGTTAATCTCTGTGAAATTGCCGTACTTGAAATCGGTACTTTCTCTAAAATGATAGAATGCTAAAGGTTCTGGAAGAATCCAAAGATCATTTTGTGATAAATAATCAATTAAGAAGGGCCAAAAGAAAGATGGCGAAGAAAAGTTATGTTTATTTATAATATTAAATATTGAGTTCTTAACAAAAAAACATGATGAAATTGGAAGGCTATTCTTGTAATGAATTACATCAAAACTAAGCGGGCCAACTGCTAAGTAATGATTCCATGGAGATGTTGTGTTAATAATTATTCTATTTCTCTCCGCAACCTCTACCACTTTATTACTGTGGCATGCTATGGCATTGATTGACGGGTATTTAAGACGTGTCGCTGTAAGCGTACTTGAAATGCGAGATAGATACTCTGGAGCCCAGGTATCGTCATCATCTAAAAAACATATATATTCACAATCACTTTTTTTAATTATTTCTGATACATCTTGATTGAACGGTATTAGACTAAGGTTATATTTTTCCTGGATTGTGTTAATATACGAATACTCATCTTTAGAGAGATCCTGTTCAGCACCCATGCAATATATTGCTACTTTTACTTCCTTGAATGTTTGGTTATAAACAGAATGTAATGCTCTTAATAAAAAACGGAACCTACCTGGTTTATGTCGTACTATCGTTAATATCTTTTCCATTTGACTTGCTTATATATTAATTTTTTGCTTATATGTAAAATACTACGCTACCGCCCTTGGCTATCGCAACCAAATGGCGAAATTGAACAAGTTGTATATGTCCACATAGTAACAGTGGTAACCAATTATTATCTTTTTATGTGTGCATTGCAACAAAAAAATGTGGGGGTAATGCCGCCAACTTACTGATTTAGTGTATGATGGTGTTTTTGAGGTGCTGCCGTGGCTTCCATCTCCATCAGTGGTCCCTCCTGCTCTGCTACTGAAGGCGTGGTGCGTAACGGTAAAAGTACTGCCGGACATCAGCGCTATCTCTGCTCTCACTGCCGTAAAACATGGCAGCTACAGTTCACTTACACCGCCTCTCAGCCCGTATACACCAGAAAATTATTGATATGGCCATGAATGGCGTCGGATGTCGCGCCAGTGCACGCATTATGGGCGTTGGCCTCAACACGATTTTACGACACTTAAAAAACTCAGGCCGCAGT